GTTGAACATATTTTCCTGAAGTGATACCACATTCTATATTCCTAGAAACTTCAAATTTTTTTACAGACATGTCTATTTTACCAGAACCAACCCCAACAATTTTAATAGGAATACTATCAAAACTCATTGCTATATGTGATGCCTGTGCTTGTACTTTAAAAATATCTTCAGCAATTTTGGGTGTTATAGATTTACCTTGATGCATCATTTGTAACCCACCGGAATCCGTATGAATAGATTTTATACTATCACTATAAGGAGTAATCCAGTCAACAGCACTTTTCTCTGTCAAAGCATTATATAACAATCCAAGTTTATGGGAATCTCTATGCCCATTAGTTTGGGCTAAAATGTCTTTGGCTAATTCAACTAAAACTGGTCTATCAAACCAAGGTTTAGTTTGTAATTTAGTCATAGACACACCGGACATAATATATTCAAACATTAAATACTCCGTACAATAGACATAAATTCAGACCTTACCATTGGATCTGTTTTAAATACACCACCTACCTTAGAAGTAATAGTCCTTGAACCTACATCTTCAACGCCTCTACTTTTAACACAAAAGTGCTGTGCATCTATTACTACTGCAATATCATCAGTACCTAAAATATATTGAAGAGCATGGTAAACTTGTTCAGTTAGTCTTTCTTGTATCTGAGGACGTTTAGAGAAATATTCAACTACTCTATTGATCTTAGATAACCCTAATACTGTATCACTAGGAATATAGGCAACAGTAGCAAAACCGTCAATCACTACTAAATGATGTTCACAGTTAGATTGAACATTAATGTTCTTCTCTATAACCATTTCATCATATTGCATCTTGTTATTAACTGTGGTACACTTTGGGAATGCTTCATAGTCTAACCCCCAAAATATTTCCCCTACATACATTTTGGCAACTCGTTTAGGTGTATCCATTAGACTATCATCAGATAGATCTAAACCCAATGTTTCCATAATATCTCTAAACTTGGTTGAGATAGTATCTATCTTATTTGATCTGGATATGCCATTAGGAACCATAGGTGTCTCGACACCTTTAGATACCAGGTGGTTGTGTATTTCTAACCCTAAAGCAGCGTCGCATTTTATTTTATTGTGACTCATTTTACACTCCATAAACTGTTAATGTTATTTACTGCCTACCCAGAATAGCTACAATGGCTCTTTTTAGTTTCCCACAACTCCAACGATTCAACTTTAGCGATATCTCCTATTTTAGATTGTGCGTATATTTTTAAATACTTACAGATGTTTTCGCTTGTTGGTACAAAATCAACTAATACAAAACTATTGCGATGCAACGACAGATTAGTATCCTCAACATTATACGCTTCATTTAGATTCATAAAGTTCCAAGTTGTATCTGGCACCTTAGATCCTGTAATGAGTTCAAAGTTTGGATCATTAATATCAATCATAAACTTATGATCCAGAACATCATCTACAAACTGCTTCATGAAGTTAAGATTCTTAAAATCAGTAACCATTTGGCTATGGTCTAACTCGTCTGCTCCCAAAAACACCTTAATGGTATAACTATGACCATGTAGATGTTTACAAGCACATTCCGTAGATAAACTCAAATCCGGTCTATCTAGTTTCTGAGCCCATACACGATGGCCCATTTCAAAGGAAAACTCTTTATCTATAATCCATTTACTCATTATCTATTCCTATCGTCAGACCATATGTAAGTATGGTTTCTTGTTGCTATTTTAAATCCTAGTTGCTGATACTTTTCAACAATAGGGGCTATTTGTAACTGATCTTCTCTAGTAGAACCTAAAGGCATTACCCAATATTCATATTGTGAACTGCTATTATACATCAGTTTCTCTACAAAGTAAAGGAGTTCTGTTTCACATTCCTCAGATGCATCTGCCACAAACTTCAATTGACCCGGAAAGGCATCTAATATTTTAGTAATATTTTCAACATTAACTGCCAGTAATTCACCACTAACAGTCTTTAGTTTAGGACTAATGGAAAAGAACGGGATTACATTCGTGTTATGTATCAACCAACGATAAAAGTCTTCTGTTAGAATTTGGGTACTATTAGTTTCCATAGTAAAATGAACTATTTCATTATCTAGTGCAAACATTGAAACCACTTCTTGTATCATCTTTTGATACACCTTCAGAAGAGGTTCACCGCCAGTAAAAACTAAATGGATATCATTGCCAGTTAAAGGGTGTACTAAAGAACCTGACGGATTATGTTTATCCGTAATCACATTTTTTAAGTTATCATACACTTCTTGTGAAGTATAAGATTGATGTTGATTCTTAAAAGAAGGATTCCATGAGTATTCTGTATCGCACGGGAATCCTAAACACTTAAGATTACAACCAAAGGATCTTACCCATATACTAGGTGTTCCAGCATAATGCCCCTCCCCTTGTATGCTTAGAAAGCCGACCTCAGAAAGTCTATATCTAATATCACTGTTTTTTATCATTTCATTTTTCCCATCGTTATTAACACATCCACTTTCAGTAATTTGCTTAACTTCTTTTGCAATGAGATTATCCATCACCGATTTAATTTATGAGTTATTATAACATCACTTATGGTTGGTGTCAACAAAGAATTCCCACGGATAAACGATCCAAACAGGATCTGTTTGCTTGTCTATTTTCCAATGATAGAAGTCTGTCTTTATGATACTACCCACATTATATGTGAGAGTAGCAATTTTAATGTCAGATGTTGATATGTGCCAGTTATGTAAAATCCAATGTAAAGTCTCACCTGTGTCGTTTATCTCGTCCATAATAAGGATATTCTTGCCGTATTTAGCATGTATATCATCAATGTCTAAAGTTTCTTGGATAGTGCCATCTCGTAGTTGAACTGTGACAATCTTACATGGTATGTTGGATATCTTACTAAACAAAGTAGCTGGTATTGAACCCCCATTAGCAATGCCTATAATAACATCCGGTTTCCATTCTGTGTTATTAATTTGTTCGTGTATGTCTTTTACAGACATTTCTATATCTGTCCAACTATAATATTTTTTCATTAGAATTTAAACTCCGATGTTTTTTTGTTTGACTTTATAAATACAATTACATATTTAAATGATGTTGTTTTAAACTTTTTTCAAGATATTTTATATTAACCACTGGGTATAGGACAATTTCAATCTAGTAGATTTTTTAATAGTTACATAATCTTTTTTGCTCAAATAGTTGTCATTAAATCAACATTATATATTAATTCTTAACTATAGTCAAGTTCAAACTTTCCTCCAACTGGCCAATTTTAATGTAGCGGATACCCCTTTAACAGTATTATCTAAAATGATTTGTTCCAGTTCTGTAGGTGTCGTTTTTGCCAATATCATTTCATTGATATCTTTACCTACAATATTTTCTGGGAATAAACATACTGAATATCCAAGATTAATATATTTTTCAAGTGTTTTTACAATTTGTAAATTCCTAGGTTCATTATCAATTATCAATACAACAACATCTTTATGCTCTCTAGTAAATATGGTATCAAATGAGGATACCCCCCCAGTGGCAATACAATTAGTTAAAAATAATGAATCTAATTGACCTTCAACAACATTAATAGTTTTTGTAATATCAACTCGTTCTAACCCGTATATCAAGGCATCATCTGTCAATTTAACAATATGATATCGTAAGAACTCTGCACCAAACGCTCTACCAGACCAACCAATAAGATCGCCATTTTGATTATATGTAGGTATTACCAATCTTGGTGTGTCTTTATCTATCTTAATCTCTTTATCATTATGTCTTTTACACCACTCAATATACTTAGCACAAAAGTATAATTTATCCCAATGTTCTTCTGGTATCAATCTCTTTGCGACATATTGCACAGCAGGATGTGTTTTTGATAATTCTGATAACTTATACAATTCATCTAGCGGTGATTTGGTTTTAAGATCAAGAGTTCTAGATGGTTTAGGGAATTCCAATTTAGGAACATGGGGGTGTGTTGCATTTGATTTATATTTTTCTAATATGTATTCGTTATGTAATAATGGATCCAATTCTTTTAAGAAATTAGAAAATGTTGTTGATTTACCACATTTATGACATCTATAAAGTAAAGTCCCTTTAGTTGTATATAAGTATCCTCTAGCTTTATTTTTTTGTTTAGTGGAATCACCACAATAATTACAAGAGAAATTCCAAACCCCACTGCCTTTGTCTTTAAAATTTCTTAATCTGAATGATATTCTTGAAACAAATTGAATATCGACATAATATGCTATAGACATTTAATAACCTTATTAATTGTTCAATGAAGTAGAGTGAGTTATCCACTTAACCCACTACAGATATATTATAAGCCTGTTTGGAGCAAAAGTCAACCCCAAAAAGTAAATAAATATTATCATTTAATCAGGAGCAATAATGTTATCATTCAAACAATTTTTAAAAGGAGTCTACCTGGTTGAAGCTACAGCTAAACATTTTCCCTTTCTAGATGCCGATAATGAATATCACAAAAAGTTGATTGATGCTTATAATATGGGACATTCCGCCAATGATCTAGCGGTGCCGAGGAATCCTAGTCAGATAAAATCTATAGAGCAACTTGAAGATGTAGTTCAGCCACATCTGAAAAAGATTAATCAGAAAGAACAAGAAGATAAAGATGATAAAGCATCCTTTGATCGTGGGGATGCAACTTTAGTCCACCATGATCCAGAATCTAAACTCAAGATTTATCGTGTAGACAGTCAACCCGGATCTGTTGCAGCATTAAAAGATATTGGTAAAACTCCACCTTGGTGTACTGCAAAGCGATATGCCTTAGAAGATGTAGTGAGAAAATATGCTCCAGGTGGTAATGCTTTTATTATTCATAACCCCAAAGCAAAGGAGCCAAATATGAGAGTTATGGGGATTTATGGCAGAGAGCATGGTAATACTAGACAGGATATACAAAATCATTATATTGATGATGCAAAATGGAATCAGACACGCAGAGAATTGGGTCTTGATAAAATAAAATATTTACAGGGTTCTATTGGTAGTATTCCATTGAGTAATGAAAATAGAGAGAAATATGAGAATGAATTATCCAATAGCATTAAAAATAATACTGCTAAATCTGAAGATATAATACATGCCATTCACAACGATTATCTGTCAAATAATCTTAGAGACAATTTACTTTCCAATACAAATACAAGTCATGTTATATTGCATAATCTTGCCGTACATAATGAAGATTCCGAAGTACATAGCGATATAATAAACCACCCAAATGTAAATACTAAAGCATTAAATGCAATTGCAAATAATAGTTATGATTCAGAAGTGCATAAGATGTTATTAAACCACCCAAAGATAAATCATGTTACTATAAATAATATTGCTAAAAACACAGATGATCCGGAAATATTTAATGCAATCTCAAATCACCCTAAAGCTAGCGAATATGCAAAAAAAGATGCTCTTAGGAGTTTGAATAGATAGTAGTAAGGTATTGATATATAATGAAATATTTATAAAATGTACTTTAAATTAAAAAAGATAATTTTAAGCTACCCATTTGTATAGATAACACAATTTAAAGTGCTTTGTGGCTTATAAGTTATTGATTTTAAAGACAGTAAAATTGGGTTTTTATTGTGTGTGGGCTTTTAAGAATGGGGTAACTAATTACCCCATCATACTATGATGCAATAATGCATTCCATCTTCATTAGATCGATAACTCTTTTTGGTGTCTTTTTTCTACGTATAATTGCCGTTAATGGTTTTTCTGCATAAGACACTTGAGACGTATTATTTGTGGGGGTATTCTCACCCTCTAAAAATTGCAACACAGCAAGTTCTTCTTCTACTAATACTAAATGATTAGAGTCCAATTCCTCCACCAAACCAATTAATCGTACTTCCATGTCTTCCGCATTATCTGTGATATAAGATTCTTTTATTAACATATAAGCTGCTATTAAATTCTTAGTGTATGTATCTCCTCCTGGCAATTTCTTTAATAATCTCTTAAGATTAAATACTAATCTATGCAGATAAGTGTAAGAATTCTTTTCATAGGATTTAGTTAAGGTATTAGCTTTTCTGAGAACCTTTCCACTATCATCAATAATCCCATATTTAAAAGCATCTGATTTGTTGAATGGAGTCACTAAAAGTTTTAATATTCTATATGCAATAGCATTGTCTATTAATACACTCATATTTTATGTCCATATGATTTTAATTTTTTAATATTTTCTGAAGACAGTTGTACCATACCTGCCCTAATCCCCCTTAACAATCCAAGATGAGATTCCTTGGCTTCTGTATTATTTACAAGATTATTGACATTTTCGGGTGACAATTTGAGCATATCTTCATTATTTGCACTAACTATATTACTTTGAGCTTCTGCTGAATTTGGATGGCTTGTAATGTGGTTGATACTTTCAGGTGTTAATTTTATATGCCCTATTCTATGATACATTGCCATGAATTGGTGGGCTTGTGCTAATTTAGGGTTTTTAGCTATATCTGTTATATGTGTGGGGGATAAATAATCATTTTCTATAGCATGATTGATGTCCATTATATTTACAGTGCCATCTTTAATTGCGGATTGGAGTTTCTTGATATGCGAATCTTTTACTTCTGGTGCTAACGGCATTCTTATTTTAGATTTTGGCTCATCCCTTTGATATACTCTTGGATCCAGAGTATATTCATTATGTTTCATGGGATAGTTATTTTCTAAATAATCAGCCGTAGTTTTATGAAAACTTTCATGAGCATCATCCTCTCCATATCTTTTATTAGAAGCTCTTAATATAGTGTGGATGATTTTGCCGTTTTTATCTCTAGCATGCCAAGGATAGATAGCAACACGTCCGCGAACTTTTGTAGGATTAGTATGATCCATTTCATCGTGGTCCATTAAAAATGCAACACCGCCTCCACTTTCCACATGACCATCTAGATTATCACTAGCATCTGTATCATCTCGAAGCATATCAGTAGGTTTTCTCCATCCAGAGCAGCTAGCCCAAGGTTTTCCCTCTGTCATCCCCTGAGATGCATTTGGATGTCCGGTTAAGATCACCTTCACATGCTCGAGGTTTAGACTAGGTGCAGTCCATCTTCGTTCTCCAACTTTATTTTTAATATCATAATCATCTGAAACTTCTGTTTTTTTAGATCCAACATTAGAATATTCTTTTAATAAATCAGGATTAGATTTTAATACACCAGATAATTTAATTTTTCTACCATCAGGATGAATCGCCATTTTTGGATTAGACGCATCTCTCTGATAAAATCCCATATGATTTCCCACTCTATCATATATCGGACTATTTTTGAGGTGATTGGAAATCTTAAGGTCTAATGGATTTTGCAGTGGAATTTCTACATAATCTCGTCCTTTTGGTATGATTTTTGCAAAATTCTTTTTTATGGCTGCAGTGTTTAATTTTTTATCAATAACTATCTTCTGCTGTGCATCGTCTAGGTGTTCTTTAATGAATTGTTTATATGTTTTCATAAATTCCTTAGATTATCAATAATGTTTTGATCTAGTGGTCCTGTTTCTGAGGATGGCAATAATCTATTTAAATAAATCAAGAATACTAATAACGCTTGGATATATTCTTGATTTATTTTATGTAATAACATAAAGGTGGCATTATCCCCAAACACATTATATAGAACTATAATATGGTTGAGGATTAATCTTTCTTTTAAATCATTATATTCTTTATATCGTTTGAATAATTTATTTATATATTCAAATCTTTGCAAGTCAGATTCAAACTCTTTAACAGAAAAGCATTGAGGGTTTTCATATGAATGCATAGCATATTGGATGAAATTGCCCTCAGTTAATATCATTTATGATACTATTAATTTAACTGCAACAGAAGTAATACTTACTGCATTTGCCGCAGAAACAATAACTCTGTATGTAGCCCCATTAAATCCTGTAGTATTACTAATGTCTAATGTGTTAGTAGTTACACCGGAATAAACCCCAGTATTAGTCAAAATCTCATAATTCTTCGTGGATGTATTCAATTTTTCCCATTGATACGATAAAGCTCCACCACCTGCTGAAATATTAGCAATTGCTACTAGTGTTGTAGCAGCTGGGGCAATAACTGTTCTGTTAGTTGGCTTGGTAGTAAATGATAATACATATGAACTAGGTAATTCAATACCCGCATCAATAGTTTGTCTATCGCCAGAATCTGTAGCTGGTGTTTTCATGGATACTAGATATTCTGCTTTATGTCTAGTATTACCAAATGAGTCTTTATATTCATTATATAACCACCAACCTGGGCCAGTAATGCCTTTCTTAATAGAATTTGGGTTTTTAGCTTCTGTGTTATCTATAAAAACTGCGTTTGCTTTTTGTTCTTCATTTAGATATTTTGGGATACCAGCATCGGTATCTACTTTTTTCCATAGTGCCATTCTTTTCTCCTAGTTTTTTATATTAAATTTATTTCCAGATACTTAATTTAAATGGGTTCATATTTTTATCATTATCTTTTGTAATTGTAGCCTTTTTTCCATTTATATCAAAATTAGTTTTAGACTCATTACCGGAATCTGTTGAATATATGTGATCTGTAAAATCAGTTTCTATTCCTTGTATGTTTAGATATTTTTGCATGTTTTGTAATGCTGAAGTATATGTTGGATGATATGAGTGAAATTGATTGATAGAGTCATATACATCATCCCCATCAAAAGTTTTAGATTTTAATATTCCTCTTATATTATCTCCACCTAAAGCTGCGGTATTATCATTAATAAACCGTTTAAATGTTTTCATTTAAACGAATTCCGCCTTTTTAATTCTGCACCAATAACTAATCTGGATAGATAACCATTTGATCCAGGCTTAGATTTCATAAGCATACTGTGTTGTGATTGTAGGACTCCAGTATCAATATATGATAGATCCTCTGGATTTAAAAAAGATTCATTTTGCGCTATTTTAGTAGCAGTATCATACATAACACCTTCTGCATTTTTACCATATTTCTTTTTAAAATATGGTAGGTTTTTTTTCATCCCTTTAACAATTTCTTCTTTTTGTTTAATATCTGTAGGTGTTAATGTTTTTTCATCTAAATCTTTTTTCTTTTTTCTTAAAATTTTAAAATCATTTGCAGTTAGTTTTCCATCTTTATCCATATCTAATTTTTTATTATAGGTTTCATCCATAGGTTTTTTCATGGATAAATAAGTTTGTTGTACTGCATCTAAATCTTTTATATCTTGTATTTTCATAAAACTTCCTTATTAAGTTATTTATTGATTCTAATCTTCCCATCTTCTTCTAGTTGCAATTTTAGTATAATGACATAGATTCAGATAATATTGGAGCTGATAAATGATGCAAAAAGTTATATAAAATTGGATGGTTTTGTATTTGCTTGTTCTATTAAAAAATCTTTAAATGTAATCATAAAGGGCTCCTCGCATTAAGACGGTTTTGGATGCAATCTGGTATTTTCTATTTCTCTAAGCTTTGGTACCAATTTTAAAGCTATTCTATTTATAAGTGTTTTTTTAGTTTCAATAAATCGTTCTACTCTTTCTTTTTGTGCTATAGATAAAGTGTTTAGTGGCTGTTTTATAAACTTCAATTTCAACAATTTAATAGCAGTGACTCTAGCTCTATGGTTTATTCTAATGGGAGATGATTTCATTTTAAGTGCAAGTTTTAATTTTCTTTCTCTGGATCCCTCCGTCTGTTTAAAACGAATAGATGCTCGGATTCTTTCTATTCTAGATAATACTTCATTTAAGACATCCTCTGATTCGTGAATACCTTTCAAATCACTCAATTCTGATATATGTTTACCTTTAGAATCTATAAGATGTAATTCATCATCCCTATATGTATCAATAATATCATCTAAAGAGTCGACACCTGAAATCAAATCATCAATCTCTTTGTCTGTAAGATCAAAATCTACTATTGATTTGTCTTCATTTATATGAATACCCGCTGATTTTATTATATTTATCATATTAGTTATGATTTGTTTTTCTTTAGGGGTTTTTTTATAGTCTTTAGAATAGGTTAATGCTAGATTAATCAATTTTTCGGGGGATGTATTTTTGGAGATAGTTGCTGGAGATAAACCCAAAGATTTAGCAATGATCTTTGCTAATTTAAGTTTGTCTTCAGTATTATGGCTATTTATGTGTGGTTCTGTTGATATTTTTAGTGATTTCATATTTAAGTATCTCATATTCATGTAGGATATGAGTATTTATACTTTTTTTTAAGATATGTGATACATATCATGTTCTTTTGACATCATACCTAAAGAGGGTGGGTTTTTGATAAATATTTTTTAAAACTCATCATAGCCACCCCCCATTTTATTAGTTATAGGGTGTTTTACTTTTAAAATTCAAAGACATATATGTAGTAGTTAACTACATATAATATATTGTGCTAATCTTTTCCAATCTGTATCAATAATACCAGATCTATATCTGATTTTAGTTACTTGTATCAAAGTTCTCAATGATAAATCTTTTACTGTACTACCCAAAGATTCAATTAAATCTAAAGCATCTTTCTTATGTATGTCAAACGATTCTTCCATGAAATTATTCTGATTTATCAAATATCGCATTCTTTCAATTTTATCATACCTGGTGGCTGATAAATCAACAGTCATGGATCTAGTTAATAACGCAGGATTAATTTTAGTGACACTAAGATTGCTAATAAAAACTACTTTTCCTTCAAATTTAAAAGATTTTGGAAGATCTGTTTTAATTGTAGATTTCCATGATATAATTCTCTTAGAATAGCTATCTAATGCAGCTTTTAGTAAATTAATACTCACATCGTTTTGAAGTATGTTATCAGTATCATCAAATACTAAAATACAATTAGAATTTCTATTTTCATATAGGTCTTGATATAAACCCTTCGGCGTGGAATAACCTGACACTTTTTTAAATACCTTATCTGATATATGATCTGCAATATCAATATCATCAAATTCTGTAATATCAATATATCCACAAGACAATAATGTTTTAATTACAGTATGGCTTTTTCCTATCCCAGAATCTCCAGTAATTATTACTGATGGTTGATCTGATGTTGCCATCATAGTAACCATTTGAGTTACAAATTCAAATCTTTCGTTTATGCTATATAAAGATGTTGTTTCCATAATATTTTCTCTATTTAAAAAACTATATTATACATCAATAATTAAAAAATGCAACTTTATTTAAACGCTATCTATGTGATAGTTAATCCAATGCAAAATGTTGATTTATAATTCAATAAGTCATATTAATCATCAAAACAACCCATATGATTATAGCGTAAAATTGTATCACAAATCAACTGCTTAAAAAATCTATCTAAAATACAAAATCTGAAGTATCACGCTTTTCCTTCTTATTAGAAGTATAAGACATAGGTGGTGCTTTCTGTGGATCTGCAATACCAACCTGTGAACTATTTTCTGTATCAAATACTCTCATTTTGTTCCTATCTATACCCACAACAAATTTATTATAATAATTAACATCGGCATATCTGTTTTTCAACTGTTTTATCATGATCTGTCCGAGTTCTTCTAACTCTGGGGTAGATATTAATCCTAACATTAAGTCGCAAGTTTGGGGGAGACCTATTGAATTTTTAGTTAGAATATCGTTACAATAAAAAAGGTTATCACCTGTTACCGAAATATCAATAGTTTGCAAAGTACCCACATCTTCTATAGACATAATTTCATCATTATAATCTATAAGCTTATCAGACAATTCTGATTTTAATTGACGTTCTTCTTCTATAGTAAATAACAAATCTGTCAGTTCAAATAATTCTATTTCATTGGTTTGATGGATATAACCTTTTTCTTTTAAATAAATTGCTTTTTTAAAACACTTTTCATACAAAGATGGATCTTGCTCATAATTTGGTTGATTCATATTGTTCCTATGATTTAGCATGATTTTAATAAATCCCCAACGGACAAATCCATATTGACAGATTTTCTACCTGTATTAGATGGAAATACATGATCTTTAGATACAATAATAGTTTTACCACTTTTTAAAGTGATCTTTACACATTCTTTAGGTTTTTCATGATGCACAAACATGACAGTTTTAAACACATCATTGGCGGTAATCTGATCCCCCGGAACAATATCACCAATTCTTTTGAGAGTACCATCTAATAATTTAACTTGTTCTCCCACCCAAATACATTCAGATGTGCTAGTCAGATCTAGATCTGACGAATTAATTGATTCACGATTTGCCTGGGTAGCGGAAACTATAGGTACATTATTTTCAACCGCCAATCCTCTCAATTCTTCTGCTATAGATTTGATATAAGAGTAACTATTGACACCTGCCCCAAATTTCATTCTTTGAGATGAACAGATATTAAGGTAATCAATATAAATAACATCAGGTATAAAATCTTTCTTAATTTTCAACTCTTCTATTAGTGCTCTAAAATGCCCAGCATGAGCTCCTGATGTTGGGTATTCTTTAACAATCAAAGTTCCGGTGGTTTTCTTTTTCAATTTTTGAATGCGACTATTAAAAATGTCATATTCAACTGTTTTAAGTTCATGCATACCCAAATTTAATAAATTAGCATCTATACGCTCTGCAATGCGCTCCTCGCTCATCTCCATAGTTATATAAAGCACATTTTTATTATTAGAAATATTAGCAGAAGCCATATGGCACATAACTAAACTTTTTCCAACACCAGTATTATGGGAGCTGACACTATTGGTATAATATCTGTGATTGTCATGATCCACTTGAATATCAACAATAGGAATTAGTTTTCCCGTTTTTCTAACATTACCATGTATTAATATTCCACCTTTAGTTAAATATAGTTGATTTGGGATATTTATTAAATCTTTAGCATATTGCCAACCTATATCGGTTTCAAATAAGTGATTTTCATTTACTCGGACTTCTACACCAGATTCTAAAATTAAAACATATTCATTCCATTCACCCTTATCCACAAATAATAATATAGGCACAAAACCATCAGGTGAATCTACTGTAATTCTATTACCTGATTCTAACAATTCTTTTATTTGACCAATACGGATTGTTATTACATGATTTTCATCATTTAATTTTACATATATATTAGTTTCTGGATGCACACATCCCGCTAAAAGTACATTGAGTGATTTTTTAGACAACCCACCATTAGTGATTTTATTTAACAGTTCAATATCAAAAGCTAGCTTTTCTTCAGTTTTTCTATAAAATTCAAATCGGTCATTTGCATCTGCAATGTAATCGTGACCAACTGAAGAATCAAAAGTGATACCCAATGCCTCTGATAAAATGCTGGGGATAGCTTCTGGCGTATATTGTTTATCTTTACCCTCAATGATACCGATGGATGCCAAAATTGCTATATATACAGCTCGTTCTTTTACAAATACTTCAGTTTCACGCAATATCCAATTTTCATTAATATCGGTCTTATCTAACACAGCAATGAGCTTTTCTGCTTCAATCAATTCATTAGAATTAATATCTCTACGATTGGATACTTGTATTGATAGTATTTCTTTAGTTGCTGGCTTGTTAAATTCTGCAAAAAACTTTAGTAGTTCTTCTGAAACTATAGCTTCAACTCTATCTGCAAAGTATTCTTTTTTAAGAAATGGTATAACTTTTCTAGAATACTCTTCGTTATGAATTAAATTAGATAATATTGTTGTTTCTATTCTAGACATTATATTCCACCGTAAAATATAGTATTTTTATTTTTTACAGAATCTTCAATAACTTCTACTAAAATGTCTCCAATAATTATTCTAAATGCTTCTAGATTTTCTACAATACCGACATGTAAGGTATATTCAAATGATAAAATCGGTTCATCTTCATATGGGAATTCAACTTTCCCATATGAATAAACCACACCAGAAAGATCACCAGATGTTAATTCAAAAGCAATGATTTTTTCGCCTGTCTTATCAATATAATCTATAACTTCATATAACATATAATTCTCCAATAAAAAAACTATTATACTTTAAAAAATAGGAGATGTCAACTTTTATATTGACATCTCCACAAGTTTAATCTAATTCAATTTTGGACAATTCTTCTCCAATGGTTTCATCTGCAATTAACATGCCTGCCGATACTTGATACCTATTTTTAACCCAATCCTGAAAATTAACATCCAATAGAATAGGCAGCCAAAAATCTTTATTATCAGTATCTTTTATTCTATATTTTTTATCCTCAATAACACCTGCACATAAATCCATTTTAGAATACCAACCAATTGCTGGTTTTTGAACATGGCCAGATTCAAGCGCCATTTCAAGCAATCCTGACCAAGGGCTCAAACCACCTTCATACTTTACTGAAATTGGAATTTTAGATTTTTCTTTTACATATCTAGATTTTTCCACATTAATAATAAAATTATATCCTAATAATTCTTTACTACTTGTATCTTTTTCCTGCTGTCTGCCAATAATGAAAATATTATCAGAAGCAAAGTAACTACCATTGCCACCAGCTACAACGTCTTTAGCGTATAATTCTAAAGTTTTATATGATCTATTAACAATAATCATAGGGATATCTTTCACGCTTAGGTATGGAGGAACCATTCTAAAAAAACCGTTTAACATTTTTGCTCTAGTCATATCTTGTGTAGACTTACCCTCTATTGTGTCCAAAATTTCCTTTTTTGAAGAAGAATTCCCAATAGAATCAATGACAAATATTACATGATCTCCACGAACTATGGCTTCTAATTGTTTCATAGTTTCAAAGCGAAGCTCTTCAATATTAAGAAATGGGGTATGTATAACTCTGTCTGTATCAATACCCATTGATTCAAAATATGATAATGGTGTTCCAAATTCACTATCTAAAAAAATCATAATGGCATCTGGATATTTATCCATATAAGCCTTTGATAATAAAAGAGAAAATAGTGTTTTAAAATGTTTTGAAGGTCCCACAAATTGAGTAATCCCTGGAGTCAATCCCCCATCTAATCGTCCAGATAATGCGACATTAATAGCTGGGACAGATGTGGTGATCATGTCCTTCTTAGTAAAGAATTTTGATTTAGATAATATTGCAGAATCTTTAATAGTGCTATTTTTTTTCAATCTTGCTAATAACTCACTCATAATATACCCTCAAATGTAAATAAATATTATATCACATGTTTAAACTATAAACAATTAAAAAAACGAATCTAAATTTGATATTTCTTCTAGATTCCAGCCAATTGGCTCAATAATTCCTCCTAGCGCATCCAAGAACACTTTTTCAAATTGAAAATCCCAGTCTACATATTTGTGCAATCCAAATTCTGGTGGTAGAACGGATGGAAAAGCAATAACATTTTCTTTAATTGTATTGGGTTTCTTTAAATATATGAATTTAATCTTATCGCCAGAATTGATCGGTTGATACTTATTAGTAAGACATAGCTCTGTTATTAGATGGTTATATAATAGAGCACCTCTAACGTGTATGGGGCACCCTTTGGAGTAAATTGTAGCATTGCTCTGGTATTTCTCCATACCGTTAACACCGCGTGGAAATGCAATATCTTCAACTGGTATTTTTTTAAATTCTTCTCTAGCATCATCAATAAATGCAATTAGATCTGGATTCGTCTTATCAAAAATAACATCAATAGAAGATTTCAATTTATCTCTAATAACTGCGGGGGTGGATGATTTTACAATTTCCAACCCCATGATTTTATACTTGGGTTGGTCATATTGCACACCTTCAGAATTGTGGACTCTTAGTATGTATCGCTTTTTCACTGCTGGAAACAGTCCTTTGGAGCATAAGACCTCTCGCTTCATAGACATAAGCTGTTGATATGATTGCAGATAATCTGCCAATTCCTCATAAGACTTTTTGATGAATGGTGTTAATATTTTTTCACTAAAGGTATCCATAAAGGCAATCTTTTCATCCACAGACTTATCTTTTTGTGTAGATTCTATTAAATTCTCTAATGTCAAATACACAGAATTGTGAACACATATATCATTGCCAAAGAAATTGTGAGTATCTTCTACCTCAATATCATAAACAAACTGTTCTTGGATGCCCAAATCTGTAACCTCAAATACATCACTAAATTCTAAATTCATATAATATCCTATATAGGTATAGCTACTTTTGATTTTAAGTCAAAAGTAGCTATAAAATTATTTCATCTCATTAAGAACTAAATCCATTCCCACAATTCTAGCAAAAACAAAAGCATCCTTTCTAGAATTAAAACTGGCACTAACAATCTCTTCACCAATTAGATTGACAATATGGTATTGGAGTTTTTGATTAACCAGACACATTGATAAAATACCAGATGGTACTGCATTAAAATTATACATCTTAATCTCTCTATTCAGATTAACTTATGCTTTGAGCCATCTTGACAAATAACTGATATATGATTTGTACTTGGTCCAGACATATTGATAATCGTGACATTTGACGTACCACCACCATTTTCACATTCTTTGTTAATAGCTTGTGAAATGACATTTACTTCATACGGATTGAGCGATAATACTTGAATAAGAGATGTTATAATTACTATAGATGTTAATGCAAATGCTAATAATATTGTTTTCATTTAGTGCCCATTTTGAGTAAGGTATTGATAGAAACCATAAACACATTATTGGTTAATTCTGGATCCATTCTTACACCTTCAGCGATTTTAATAGATAAAATAATAGATGTTTTATAAGAAGGGTTATACAAATTTACCGCCAAATTGAATTCTTTATTGTACATAATTTTAGAAAAATGACTATAAACAGATTTGATGGGTAAATTATCATAAGGTTTAAAACCAACCCGACTTAATTTTGTGTTAATATCTGTGGTATCTTCCAAAAAGATATTCTGTTGGAATTGCAATACCTCTAATTCCAACATTTTAATAATCACATCACCATGATCTAAATTTCTCATAGTCCAAATTTTAATAAATCTATTTTTTTCAAAATGGTTATTAATAGAAGTAAATATTCTCAAAGGGGACATATTGTTGACTTGTGTTGAAATTATTTTTTTAGTCATTGCATTGATAGAAAATGTATTCATGTTTATTGTCTCTATGTGATTAAAGTAAATAGAATTGTATTGTCATCCTCAGCTCAAGTCAATAATTAAATGTCTAATCCCCTGACGGCACGAACAAAGTACGCAATAGTCTTATTGTGGCCGCTCTGGGCGCCATTGCGGAAATTCTGGTACCAAGCATTGGTAGCAGTAAACTCCGTACTAGACCAGTAATTGGCCGCAGTGAATTCCTTTCTAATTTCATTATTCAGGTATGCTTCCGAAAGAATATTTCTTGGTGGTAGTTCACCTCCGACAGTTTGACACCATTCAATTGCAGCATCCCAATCCACCATTTCTGGTGCTTCTGGCCCCAATATCCACCGGTATCCATTTAATTCGCAGATAACTGGAGCAGTAGCCCAATCATATGATTGATTTGTTAAAGCATCAATTTGTTGTTGTATTTGTTCACATTTAGTCATAATATTTCTCTTTAAGAGTTAAGGTAAGCATCAATTGTACTACCATCCTTGGCTAAGGTCAACTATTTTAACATCATTGTGGAAAATTCTTACTATCAACTCCCACTAGATCATTTATTGATATGAGACAATGTATTTTGGAATCTAATAATCCAGGCTTAATTGATTCTATCTCACATGTAAGTTTATTCTGCACTATAACAGAGTGATCTTCTGTTACAATAACCTCTTTACCCTGGGTTTTTATTGAAAACATTCGCTTATTGACTTTATGTTTCATCACATATTTAATATTAGAATCTACCAATTCACTATCGGCATTTACAGAATTTGTTTTACCGTGAGATAATTTAACCATATTATCATGATCATTCTTTATAAAGAAGTCAGGCATTGAATCATAATAATCAGATATAGAAATTTTATTTCCATTTACTGTAATAATAGTGCTACCGATGACTGAATCGGTATCTGAAGCAATCACGTAATCTTTATTTTTAGTTTTGAGTGCTAGATTAAGATAATTATTTAATTTATTAGCAATCCACCTAATCGCTAATTGACCTGTTGTAGTGATAGATTCAGCCATCCTTAGATCATAATATCTAAAATGTGTGCTGCCCAAAATGCCATAGCAAGAATTAAGTGCGATTTTTTTCCCCATTTGAAGATTGTCGAGTCTAGAAATCTCTTTTACTAAAAACACCTTGTGTTTAAGTAAATCATCATCGGACATCATTTGTATATCAAGACCCATAATCATAATCCTCGTTTTTTAATTTCATTCTTAACTAGCTCGTATTCTTGTTCACATTTTAGCATCTGCTTTTTATCAACTGTACGACTTACATATAATGTCTCCATCAATTCTGGAAGAAACCCTTGTTTGTCTTTTCTGTAGCACCAACCGTTTGCAGTAATTGATAGATCTGTTTTAGGTAAAGGATCTTTATTTAATAACGTATCTAAAGTGATATTTAACTTAGTTGTTGAAATAGTTTCGGGACTTATGTTGCATTGTCTGATTAAAGATGGGTAGAGTGATGCCAAATCAAACGATGCTACCCATTGATGCATACCTGCCAGGGGTTCTTTTACATATGCACCTATGAATTGCTCACCTTTCTGTTGATGTTTGCTATTAGGGATAACAATATGTTTTTTAAGTAAATTATTATATATGATAGAATCCCACAATTTAACTGGACTTAGAGCATCATTATAATTCAATTTCCCCATGTATGCCATCGTCAAATGTAAATTTATCAGCTTTAATTTATCGTCAAGTTTAGTAATAAGTTCAACATCCATTCTATTATATAAAGTATATTCATTCCATGCTGATTGTCTTAGTGATTTATCTAACTCCTCATATTCTCCCATTCGTACAGAATCTAAATATGGGATATCTTTTTTAAGTTGTGTTCTCCTAAATCCGAGTTTATTGTGGTCTGTTGGGTTCTCGCCAAGATCTAATACATCATAAACACCTGTACAATATTCTCTAAAAGTAGTTCCGTGGGTGTGTTCTAATTTGGATTCCCCTAATTCTATAGCACCAATATTGCCTAAGCTATAACTTTCTCTATTTTTATAAGTATATTTTTTATAAAGGACTAGGTAATCTAATGAACTAATGCCTATAATTTTATACATCTGTTCTTCTTTGCCTTGGACGTTGATATTCTGCTCATCAACAAAACCCCAAGGAGACAATCTCTTATAAGCATCTCCTAACACATGTTTGATTCTATTTACAATGTATGGAATATCAAATGTGTCACTATTATATCCAACAACAATATCCGGATAATCATATTGCCAAAATAGTAAAAATTTATTTAATAACTCTTTTTCATCTACACATTGCACATAATCTTCTTGATATTTTCCTGTATAAGGTCTAGATCCAAATGTTGTTATTTTATTAGATGTTTTATCTTGTAGAGTAATAAGAACAATTTCATCCCTAGCAAATTTGGGATCAGGAAAAACACCAGATTCTGATACTAAAAGTTCTATGTCTAATGTTAGGATTTTAATCAAATCAGAATCATATAATACATCGTCTTTGTAGTTTTCAGAAATATATTGTAGGGCATAATTAGATTGTCCAAAGATATTGAAATCTTGAACACCTTCATAGGTTTTAATAAAAGCTTTTGCATCATCAATTCCCCCAGGTTTGATTGGATATGCTGGTATATCATCTAAGGTCCTCCATGGAGTTTCTGTATTTGGAGTTTTTTGGTTAGTTGTAAATAGTGTGGGCTTAAATGGTATTTTAGATCTTTGCGGTTGACCGTTTACTATTTCACGCACTAGGAGGTTATCCCCCCGTCGAATTACCGATGTGTAGAAATTCTTTGACATTGTATTCTCCAATTAAATAAATATTATAACAATTAATCTGGTTCTTTAAAATATAATAATTGTAGTGAATCTAAAATACAGTCACAAATTGGGTCATGTTTTATTATTTGATTGGGATTAAAGCCTGGGAGGTATATTGGACAATAACCATTGTTAGAATTTTCAGCCAATATTGTAATGGCAGTTCTTACATCCATAAATTGATTATATTTAACTAAATATGGGATGTCTACACTGTTGCATAATGACTCAATACACATTTGATCTAGAGATCCACGAGTCCACAAAATCTTTCTAGGGCTAGGGTCTATATCAAGAAACCCTCTAAGTAGTTCAATGCCTTCAATAGCAGACACATCTTTTGCAGAAGGGTTTAAGTTTAGGGTTTTTGCAAAATCGTTTTGTTTTTTCCACCATTCTAACGTCGATTGTCCAATAGTCCGTTTATATTTTTGAATCTGCTCTTTAGCATCAAATTTAACAAAGATTGAATTTCTTTTTAAATCATCAAAATTCATACCCTCATCAAAATATACCATTGCAGCAGATAATATCACAGCGGTTGATTCCACATCCAGGGTTTCTATATCAAATAAAATCATAAATTAGCCTTAAATTGAAATTAAAACAATATTATACTATATGATATCGGCAATGTCAAATATTAAAAATGCTGAGACCGTATAAAGCTATAGGGTCTCAGCAGATATATTATAAGATGATTTTAGAGGATGGGACTTGAATTAGAGGTGTTTCGGTGAACCTGGACTGGTATTCATCGGCCAAGTCTATAGCAGGGGTACCATAAGCAGCTATAGCATTTTTATTGATTGTAATTACGCCTTCAATGTACGGAAGCATCGCCATAATCATCATTCCGATTTTCCCTTCAGAATTTTCTTGCATAGCAATTTGTGCTGGGTTTTTACATTCATAGTGGAATTCACAATCTGTTGTAATCTCAGAAATAACCTCTTCACCTGAAATCAACTTTAGTACCATAATTTTATTTTTCATATAATCCTCTTGATTAACCTAATAATATTTCAACATCATTTATTTTATGAGATTCTTTTGTATCTTGTAAACTCCTTTGATTTTTAATTTTAGTCACTAACCCTGAAATATCTTTAAAGGGTTGCCCTTCTAATACATCTAACAGATGATCATATTCCGCATCTTCTAATTCAAATGACATGATAATACCTATTCTAATTTTTCATTATTTTTTGTGTGAGATGTCCATCATTCAGGATGGGATTGACTTGCATGTATTACTTTAATTTATGTTTTGATCAAACGGCTATTTTGATAATGATGCAATAGTCAAATTAAGTATCAATTTTATATGTTTCACAATTATCCCAGGTTTTTTTAAGACCTAGTTGATATTTAGCAACCAAAGACCATTTAAATTTATCTTTATATGCGATAATTTTAATATTATTTAAAGATACTCGTTCAATATGGTTATCAGGCTGTAAAATTGTTAATAATTTCCACTCTTGTAATAGGTTAGCAATAGTATTTCTTCTTGATATATCATCAGAGGTAAGTGTTGATGCTCTACCGTCTAAATTGAAAATCTCTTTGAAATGTACTATATAATATTTCCCCTTTTTGTGTAGAATATTACAACTTTGGTATAGAGTATCATTCTTTTTAGAAGCAACACCAATCCTTGTCAATGTTTCTTTTATTTTTAAGAAATTATCCGGTTCTGGAATACTAATCTCTAACATAGATTCGATTGACCAACCTATCAATAAATCAGAAACACTGCCCTTTTTATTATCCATGTAAATACCTATTTTATATTATATTGTCAATAGGATGATGCTATCCTATAATAAAGTATTATCTAACCTATTCATAGATAATACTGTATTTAGTTGACAATATAATTACTATTTACCTCCTTTAAACTGACTTTTTTTAATGAATTCTATTTGTTCTATTGATAATAAATCAATAATTTCCAACACCTTTTGTCTTGGATACTTATAATACTCCATAAGTAATTCAACATCAGGATTGTCTATTTTCTTATCCCATTTAGAATACCTCTTCTTCTTAGTAATAGCATTAACATAATACTCAAATTGCATTTTTTTTGGTAGATTGTCATTTCTATCCATTTCTGACGCATGGAATACTGTATCAATAAAGTATGATAGATTACGATTAATTATAAAAGCATTATAATCCTTTTCTGCGGTATCTCCATCAAATAAATTCTCCTTAGAAAATGATATAGCTTTTACAAAATCAAAAGGTGAGAGTGCCACAATACACCTCCTATATGAATTTAGAAGAAATCATAATTTCAACAAGGCATGCCGTATTATTGATTTCCTGATCCACACTAAATGCGGATTTATATCCATATTCAGCTAGCGTTAGAACCAAGTCTGGGATACTACCCAACTCAATATACGTAATAGCTTTATCGTAGATCTTTCTATATAACTCTGCCGATTCAATATCTGAATTTTGTGTAACCCATTTACGCACATCTGTAAAATTCTTTTCTTTTAAATATTTAAACAGTACATTAATATTATCTTCGGATGTAGATACTAATACACTAGTTTCAAGCTTACCTGATCCAGAATATCTTTGTAATTCATTGATAACCCGTCTATAATCTGGAAAATATTTAGTGATAATTTCAGCAACAACTTTAGGATCAAATTCAATATTCTCGTTTTTAAGGATACCTATAGCACGTTTGAAAAAGGTGGCCGCCATTATCTGTCTATCTTTATTGTCAATCTTAAAATCAATACAGGAGCATCTAGAATGTAGTGGTTCAATAATTCTTGCTTTATAATTGCATGTCAATATAAATGAACAATTTGCTGAAAACTCCTCAATAAACGCACGAAGTGCTGGCTGTACACTTTGGGCATTCATAAAATCAGATTCATCAATTATCACAACTTTTTTTGCATCAGTTAATGAAATAGTAGATGCAAATTGTCTAATAGTAGATCGCAATGTTTCAATATGTCTTCCAGCATCGGAACCATTCAATAATAAATATTCCGCACCAATTTCATTGCATAAAGATAAACTGATTGTGGTTTTTCCTGTTCCAGCAGTTCCAGATAATAACAAATGAGAGATGCGACCTTCTTTTACCATATCTCTAAATGAAGATTTGATTTGTTCAGGAAGCACACAATCTTCAATAGTTCTCGGTCTATATTTTTCTGTCCAAATAAATTGATTTGGATATGTAACCATTGTCATAGTAATTCCTCAAATAATCATAATATAAGTAGAGCTGTAAATTAATACAGCTCTATATTTCTAATTAGTTGAATGTAGAATCTGATTCTATTCCAACAAAATATAAAAGGTTTTGTTCTTTAGCGGTAAATCTTGCAACCTTTCTAGGCGAGACATCTACCGTATATGTGTGCGGCATAAATTTGAACATATCCACTTTAAATTTAATAACAAATTCTTTATCAGTTTCTCCCATATCTAATTCAAAAGCATTGCTTGTGCTATTCTTTTTATCAGATACTACTAATTTCAATTTATTATCTTCTCCAACAAATGAAATATCTGGAACTCTTAAAATTGATGCTGTTTTATTAATAGATGCTAATGTATCTGATGACAATGTAAATGAAATATCCGCTTCTGGAAATTCAATTTCTTTCTGTGGATATGTAAGGACAGATTTATCTGCAGAAAAGTATTTAATAGATGTTCTACCTTCAGTAATCCGCACAAATGTATCATTGAATTCTAAATCAGGATTATTAAAAATACTAATAACACTTAGAAATTCTGGAAGATCATAGATGCCAAACTCAGATGGGAATGAATCTATAACAGTTGCGGCGGCATAGATTGTATTCTGAATAGATTTAGTTTTAATTATTGACCCAGGAGCAATCAAAAGATTTGGGCTAATACTTGCAAAGTTTTTTAAAATAGCTAATGTTGGTTTTGTAATAATCATAATATATCCTAGTAGTTAAAAATCAATTAAAGTAATATTGTACACTAATCATACACTTTTGTCAACCCTTTTTATTTTCTAAATCTTCTTCTAGGAGAAACATTAAGCAACATACAGCATGAGAAAGATGGTTCTTTCCAGTCTCATCGTCCAATATATCGCCATCTTTCCACGATATCATGTGGCGCATTGCTGCTGCCCAATATCTATCATGTCTCCCCTCTACATAACGCCAATTATCTCTAGAATATTTTAGACTCCCATATGTCAGAACATCAACTACATCTTTTAACGATTTCAAAGGGATCAATGAATAGTCCGGTTTTTCAGAATCAAACTTCATACCTAATGGATCTTTTGAATTAAGAGAAACCGTTTCTTCTGTAGTTGCAATATCAATTAATTTCAAATCTTCCAACATAGGATCAACTTTGATGGATAAATCTTGAGTAACATCTTTAGACATATATATCTCCATAATTATTACAAGGGTTCTCTTTGTAGGTTACATTATAAGCTACAAAGAGATGAAAAGTCAATTTTTATTTATAAAGCATTCGGTGTGAGCTCTTCTGTTTGGTCATTTTGGATTTTATCAAATAGATCAATAAATGCCAATCTAGTGACTTCATCAAATCTATTGACACACAATTCAATGGATTTTTTCTTATTTTTAAAAATACCATAAGCTTTTACGATGTGAATTAATCTGCGTGTTGTAATATTTTCATCCATAATTCCATCATTAAAACAGATGCGTATTGCATTAGCCCACCTCACCAAATCTGTTGCATACTCATCATCAACACAACCATTTTCTAACATTATATTTTGAATAATTTTTAACTCTACATTAGATTTAGGGAATTCCTGCACCATTGTAATAGCAAATCTTTCCAGGAACGACTCATTGAGAACTTGTGTTCCAATATATCTACCATCTTCACTACCTTTTCCCTTTGTATTGCCAGTTGCAAAAATATTAAACCCTGGTGCTGGAGTGATTATTTCATGCTTTAATTTAAAATAGAAATCCTTTCCTTCCATTATACCCTGAATTGCCAGGATAGAATTTGCATTAGCTGCATCTAATTCTTCAAATACAATAATCCAACCATTTCTTAAAGCTTTTACTACTGGACCTTCTACAATTTCAACATTGCCATCTATTAAAGTTTTAGATCCAATCAATTGGTCTTCGTCAATGTGGTTATTTAAATTTATACGAATGATCGGTCTTTTTAATTTTGCACATACTTGTTCAATTGTGGTTGATTTTCCATTGCCAGATTCTCCATACACATATACCGGATAAAACATATTTGATTTGATAATTTGTTCTACATCTTTATGAATACCAAATGGCACATAATTAGGATCTATTTTAGGAATTAGATTGGGTGATTGGTGTTCAATATTTACAGGATGTAAATGAGTAACAATTTCCAATTTGGTGGGCATAACAGCCATATCTATAGCTGTCTGTTTAAATTCAACATCAGACAATGTAAGCATAGGTTCCAGACTTAATGTTGGTTTAACATATCCAGGCAAAGCGTAAATACCTCTAGTAATGGTATTTTTGGGTTCAAGAAACCAATGTTTTTTATAATCATCCGACAAATTAAGGATACTAAGAATTTGTGATCTTGTTGCTGTTTTAGTATTTTTTGTTTCTGGGTGAATCTTATATATCAATTCTAATGCTACATTTCTCATAATATTTCTCATTTTGTGTGTGTTTGTTGTAATAATTGTAGGCCATTAAGCTCGGTTTGGATATGTACTCCCTATTTAAAGTATACGACTATTGTACAGTAAAAAGGGAGTATGTCAAATTTTATTTTAACATATCTGGGATATGAATTTATTTAAAACTACTCTGCTCCTTTTATCTCGTCTCAAACATCTTCCCATACTTTTAGATATGGCCGTAGGTGTCATATTATCTTTTAATTGTAATTGAGTATCCTGGTGACCTTTTGTACTGGGAATCAGGTATAATTGATCATACACATAACTTTTACATATATATGCACCATCAGATCGTACATCTTTAAGAATTTTGTCAATGTCCGCCATCATATGTACAGAGTTCATATAAGTTGATATAAATGAAAAAACAGTCCTCTTAGATATCGGTGTTATATAAAATCCTAAGATGGGAATATTATATCTATCTTTTATAATAGTTAATAGCACTTTAGTTTGATCTTCCGCGTTATTATTCAGGGTATATGTTTTTTTTCTTTTAGAATCCCATATTTTATGTTTAACTCCATAGTCAGGATCTGTATATAATCTATCACTCACACCATCGGTTAATATAACTAATGACATTTTTTCTATATTATTTCCTTTAATAAAAATGTTAATGTAGTCTGTCATATATAATAACGATACATTTAAAGGTGTGTGGGTTAGTCCCATCTTGAAATTATATAACCAAGGTTTTGATAATAAAAAATCTACCATTTTATTGAATTTCAAATTTGGCATATTGTTATTAAATAATTCCAACAAATTGAAATGTCCACCATCTATAGTTTCATGTATATTAATTTTTGTATCACTAAACCTGGTGGTGAATGCAAACACTTGGAATTTAATATTAGCCCTTCTACAAAACATAGATAAGTTGATAACTTGTTTAACAGTATCTTCTATCATATTATGCATAGATGCAGACCAATCTAATAAAAATATCATACCATGATTTGTATCATCTGTTACAACTTGTATAGATTTAAAAATATTATCTGTTAATCTATACGCATGTAATTTATTAGTATCTAAAGTTCCTGTTTTAGCTGTGACACTTCTATTATACCGTGCTGCTGATTTTTTCATTTCAAATTCTTTAACTAAAGAATTTACATAATTATTTGAAGTTAATTTAAACTGCTTAATAGAAGTAATATTGATGTTTGGATTTGGATAAGAGTCACTTACATCAAGAATATCTTGATATTTTATAATAGCCGATGCGTAACCATCTGTCAGCGACAAAGTATGTGTTAATGTTTTGAGATTATTATCAATAGTGTCTTTTAGGTTTTCATCAAATAGATTCTGAGTTCTAACTTGCAAGCCATCATCTAATTCCCCCTCGTCGTCTGAACCCTTAATACCATCTAATTCTCCCTCGTCGTCTGAACCCTTAATACCATCTAATTCTCCCTCGTCGTCTGATTCCTCAATAGAATCAAAAATGGGATTGTTTTTTTTCTGCAATGTGGATTGATCTTTTTCACTCTCATAATCTGCTTTTGAATATTGATATATTTCTGCTGCCAATGCTATCACATCATTAGCAGTATCACACTTAATAACTTTATCAACTAAAAATTGCTCCTTGTTTGTAAAAATCACACCACATGTAGAGCCAACCTTAAAATATAAATTTATACGATCTATCAAATTCAATTTAGCCAATTCCAATGTTTTAACACCAAAGAAATCTTTATCATTAAGTTCTTTATATCCAGTGTTAAAATCTTTTTTTAATCCTGGAAACATAGATTTAATCTTTTGTTCTATACGAACATCTTCTATTACATTGCGATATGGCTTAGGTGATGTTTTGTCCACAACAAGATCAAGTGGTGTAAATAAACAATGACCAACTTCATGCGCAATAAGCATTGTTTCTATTTGATCGGACATATCCTCCCATTGGGGGATTGTTAAAATGCGACTCTGAACATCAAATGATGCTGTTTGCACATTTGAATGAACAATATCAATATTTTCAGATGCTAATAATTTTGCTAATAAATCTAAGTGAACAGCCATGAAATAATCCTCTATATTTAAATTGTGTACACATTATATAACAATTTGGAGGATTGTCAACTTTTATTTATCTTTTGGCCCAACTACATTTAGTGTCGGAGATCCAAAAGGACCACTTTTTGTTTTAGTGCGTATACCCATCATATATGTATGCTGTGATGGATCAAACGCACTATTACCAATAGGTTTTTTTAATGCATAGATACGAGTAGTATTGCCAGAAACAATAGCATGATACCCGTGTACATGTGAGGTTAATTGATCATCTAGTTTAGTATTCCCAGATATATGCGTAGTCCATGATATATTAGTCGTAGGTTTTCTTTTAGTATTTCCGACAATAGTTTTTGCTCTCATAATAGGATATATAGAGGTGGGTTCAAGCCAGCTTTTTATAAGTTTCTTAATTGGGTGGTTTATAGCATTTTCATGATTTATAGCATTTTCATGATTTATAGCACTACCAATTTCAATTGCTGTATTTCGCAGCATTGCTTTTTTTGACTTATGAATTTTTTGAGATATGTACCTTACAAAATCATCCTCATCATCTATCATAGATTTAAAAAGCTCATTAGATTCTTTATTAGTTCTTTTTTTTGCCGAGGTAGGCATGTAAGTCGCTGTTTCAGCGTAATGCTGATCTTGAGGTAAATCACCCACTTTATAAGCATGGTTTCCAATAATGCGATTTAAATCCCCCATCCCTGGAGATCTTGCTGTAGTTTGCCCACGATTAGATAACATTTTTGCACTACATCCAACATATGCAGTATGATCACCACGATCATCTTTTATATTATACCCTAGCATCATATCGGCATTACTATTAGGATCATCTTTTAATTTAGTTTTTGAGTCTGGTGTCCATATAACACTATGTACGGATACTCCTTTAGCCTTCAATTCAGAGACTTGCGTATTGACAGAGTGTATAGATCCATTATAAATATGACGTATTTTATCATCAGTTATTCCCTGTTTAACAGTATTATACTGATTTTGTATAGATGTGACATGGTCTGGAAATTTCAGATTTGGAATTGGTTCATTGGGTCCAAGGTGAGCCAAAGCTGGATTTTTATCTATATGACTTTGCCACGCATGTAGCATAAACATCTCATGGAGCTTACCATGTTTTTCTCCATTTCCACTAGTTGATGCTTCTAATAGATACATCTCTTTTAAGAATTGTTTGAATGTGATCATAAATATACCCTATTACTAAATACTTCTATTTATGGCATAACTATGATTCTCTTTAAACAATTCTTAAAAGATACTTTTTGACGTAGGATACTGCTAGAACAAATATTAATATAAGAAAAATGGATTATGTATAAACATTGGTAATACATAATCCACATAGATTAAACGATTATCTTATAAATAATCACCCTAATTGTTATTTATAATTACAACTAAAGTAACATGACCAGTTTTCATATTTTAAAAAGCCTAAAGGTTAGACATTTTGGTGTTTCAACTTTTTGATAATTATTTTCTTTACATATATCATCTAATTGTTTACTGATTTTAGTATTTCTAACTTTTATTTTTTCCAATTTAATTGCAATAAACTTTTTATTATAAGTGATATAACTATTTTCAAAAATATACCCATGTTCCAGTATATCTTTAAATGTTTCTGCGCGACTTCTTTCGTAACCTGAATATGTATGACGACTTTTATTGTTACGAACAGTATCAGTAGATTCCATATTTAATCCTATGTGTATGTGATGATTGAATAATTTATTATACATGAATTAAAGCATTTAGCAACTTTTAACAGAAATGATTTTAAATTGTTTAGAACAAGTAAAGCAACTAATCTACTTAACCCAGTACAGATATATTATAAGCCTGTTTGGAGCAAAAGTCAACCCAAAAAAGCAAATAAATATTATCATTTAATCAGGAGCAATAATGTTATCATTCAAACAATTTTTAAAAGGTGTCTACCTGGTTGAAGCTACAGCTAGACACTTTCCTTTTTTAGATCCAACAAATCAACACCATCAAGATTTGGTTGCTGCTTATAACACCGCACATTCTGCTAATGATCCATTGGTGAAAAGACACCCTGGGCAAATAAAATCTATAGCTCAGCTTGAATTAGAAGTAAAGCTACACCTTGATAAAATTCATCAGGAAAGGCGGCATGCTACAGACGATAAAGAAGCATGGGATAGAGGAGATGTAAAGCTCATTCACCACAATACAAGAACAGGATTTAAAATATATCAACCATTTAATCAACCTGGAGTTATGGCTGCTTTATCTGATATTGGGGGAAAAAGACCTATTTGGTGTACCGGGAAACGTGATGCTGGTGCCGACATGGTGCATCATTATGATAAACCTAAACATCAAGGTGGCCCGAGTATGAGATCTTTTATATTCCATGATCCATCATCTAAAAATAAAGATCATAGGATTATTGGATCTTTTGGTGAGTTTAAAGAAGGATTAAATAATTTCAACGGTGTCGGGAACACAGAAGTCCAACACGATGATTGGTCCAAGTATATAAAAAAACATGGATTAGATGATATTAAAGAATTGTGGGGTAAAGTTAGAGGGATTTCATTATCAGATGCTAATAAAGAAAAGTATCAGAATGAATTATCAGATAAAATAAAAATTGGAAATATAAATCCTAAAGATTTTAATCATGCTATAGAAAATAATTATTTAACAGATGAACATGAGAAAAACTTCATTTCTAATAAAAATATTAGTTCTGATACATTAGATACACTAATAGTTCACCCAGCATTACATAAATTAATTATCTCCCATCCAAATGCTAGTGAAAATACTTTACGTACCATTGCTAGTGATACTAAAGACCCAGATGTACATAAGATGATGATAGTAAAATCTAATGTTAGTAATATAGTTTTACATAGGATTGCCCGCAATACATCAGACCCAGAAGTACATAAGGCAATAATAGCAAAGCCTACTATTAATGATGATATTTTGAATGCTATTGCGTATAATACATCAGACCCAGAAGTACATAAGGCAATAATTTATCACCCCAAGGCTGATGGCGATGTTTTAGAGTCTGTCTCCGATAATACAGATGATCTAGAAGTGAAGAAATTGTTGGCAAAGAGATTGGAAAAAATAAAACACTAACTTATTGATGGATAAAGAGAAAAATCAAATAAGTACATTTAAATCATATTGTATAAAACCAACCCATAGAAATGTACTAATTGTGCAATTTAACATACTTTCATGTCTGTAAGTTATTGATTTAGAATGAGTTAAAATTGAGTTTTTGTGGTTGTGGCAAAATATTTAGGTGGTTAACAGGTATAAATACTATTATTTAATCGGGGGGGTAATAATGTTATCATTCAAACAATTTTTAAAAGAAGTATATCTAGTTGAGGCTACAGCAAAACATTTTCCGTTTTTGGATCCAACAAATCAACACCATCAAGATCTTATTGCTGCTTATAATAGCGGCCATTCTTCTAATGACCCAGCGGTGCCAAGACATCCAGGTCAGATTAAATCTATAGAACAGCTACAAACAGCAGTTAAGCCACACCTGGATAAGTTTCTTCAAAAAAGACAGGAAGGTGTTGATGATAAAACGGCATTTGAGTCTAGTGAAGCAAAACTAATTCATCATAATCCTGACACTGGAGTTAAGGTCTATCAGGTACATAGTCAAGCTGGATCATGTGCTGCAGGGGCTTCTAGTACATGGTGTACAGGAAAACGCAAAGCTGCTACGGATATGGTAAAATATTATGATGAAGGAGGGAATAACTCCTTTATATTGCACTTTCCAAAAGAGTCCAAAAAGCATTTAAGAACTATTGGTGCTTATGGTAAATTTAACGGTAGAGATAATTTTCAAGATGCTGAAAACCATACTGTTCCAGAACATGAATGGAGCAGATTAAGATCAGAACATGGATTAGATAATATTAAACATTTACAAGGTGTTGTTAGAGGAATTCCATTATCAGATGATAATAAAGAAAAACATAAAAAGGAATTATCAGATAAAATAAAAAGTGGCAATATTAAATCCGAAGATATCAGCCATGCTATAAATAATAATTATTTAACAGATGTACATAAGATGATGATAGTAAAATCTAATGTTAGTAATATAGTTTTACATAGGATTGCCCGCAATACATCAGACCCAGAAGTACATAAGGCAATAATAGCAAAGCCTACTATTGATGATGGTATTTTGGATGTTATTGCCCGCAATACATCAGACCCAGAAGTACATAAGGCAATAATTTCTCATCCTGATGCTAGCAAGTATGTTTTAGAAAAAGTTGCTGAAAATACTGAGGATCCAGAAGTACATAAAGCAATAATTTCTCATCCTGATGTTAGCAAGTATGTTTTAGAAATAGTTGCTAAAAAGACTGAGGATCCAGAAGTACATAAGGCAATAATTTCTCATCCTGATGCTAGCAAGTATGTTTTAGAAAAAGTTGCCAGAAAAACTAATGACCCAGAAGTACATAAGGCAATAATTTCTCATCCTGATGCTGATGGCGATGTTTTAGAAAAAGTTGCCAGAAAAACTAATGACCCAGAAGTAAAAAGGTTAGCAGCAGAGAAAATGGAAAAAATATAAAATATTGGTATATGGGGGGTTTAATCATCCAAACCCCCCATAAGGAAATTTAGAATGGTGGCAGCCTCTAGTAGTTACGCTCTACTCCGTTCAGATTCAAATTCTGACATGCTACTAATACATCAAGAGGCAAAACACTTTCTTTTACTATAAGTATTTATATAAATTGGGTCTAAAAAGCAGTAATTATTCCAATATTAAGTGGTTGCACTTATATTAACAGTTTTTTGGTAAATAACTGTAATGTCGGAATTCTTTTTAGATGATAATGTTTGATTTGATTGGCGTTTACTACTATTTACTGAAAAGGTATTAACCTTATCAAATCTCAATTCAGTCTGATACTGTAATACATCATCATTCATATCATTTTTACCCACGTTCCAGCAAGATACTCCATTTTCAGTTAATAATATATTGCTTTTCACTATAATATCCTTTAAGAAATAATCAATCCATTCTCTATAAGAAGAATGTGTTGATGTGGATTGAGAATTTTCATTACAATATATTTCAAGGTCAAAATATGGGGGACTTGTTAATACTAAATCCACCTTAGGTAAATTATACTTATCCATATTCATTGCATCATCTTGTATGATAGTTATTCTACCCTCAATGTCTAAGAATGATGCTAATTGTTTAAGATTATTATACGTCACAGAATTAGGTTCAAATCCTATATAATGAGCTTTTGCTGCAATAGCATCCTACCACCCCAACCGCAGCATGGGTCTAATACTATTTTGGGTTGATAAAAATCGCAGATAGATTTTGTCATTTGAGGTCTATACATTGTATTTTTAGTGAGACCGCAACAAAAGAATACTCCGAGCTTTAGTTCTGAAAGATAAGGTGTAGAATGACTTTTCCATCTTAATATCTTTATCAGATTATCTTTAGCCCAAAGATTATTGAAACTTTGTCCTTTAGTATTAGTTATATCATAGAAATTGTGGAAAAAATGTTCACATAATTTCATACCTATTCTAGATGTAGAATTGATATTGGTTATCGCATTCTTCCACCTATTCAATTTGATCCAGTCATCTATCAATTGAGCATTGGTATATTCTGGATATATTGAAACTTTAGAAATAGCTTCGGCTAATTCTTCAATAATAGATTCAAAAAGTTCATCTGACAAATTTCTGGTTGAATGTCTAACATTTAAGTAATGATCAAGATTAACCATTTATACACCTATCACATATGGTTCATTAATATAAGAGACTTTTAAATCTACCCATAATTGATCGGACATATTTTTAACGATTTTAGCATTAAAAGTGTTAGATGTACATTTCCATCCACCATTAGTGACTACCCAATTATTGTTAGAATAATCTAATGTGGCGGAATCAAATACAAATAGATAATATCGTTTTACTCCGGTCAACCATTCTTTTTTATTCCGTGATAGACAGAAATACTTATCATCATTATGTTCTGATATGAATGCTATTTTTTCTTCTATTGTTTTGTATTTGGTAGTTCTAGATCCATTGATAGTTAGAGTTTTTTTCTTGAAATTATATTCTCCAGATTTGCAGGATATTTTCCCTAGATCTTTATGAATTATATCTTTGCCAATAGTGTGTGATCGTGTAGGTGTCCACTCCGATTCATTGTTGATATCTATAAATGATTTATGTAGAATTTCTTCCCATATTTCAGCAAATACAGGTAAATCATACAATCTATGGTGAGCTTGAATTCTTTTGTGTATCGCATCTATGTTCTTCATAATGCTCCAAGTCAAATATAAGAATATACATTATAATCTAATATGAGATAAAAGTCAATAGCTATTTTTTTTGTTATTTGGGCGGTTGATTTGGAGAAGAACACTTGGCAAATTGTGAACTTATGCCACATTAGATATGTAAGAAGAATTCAGGGTATCTAAATCAAAGAGGTTACTCGGTGAAATTTAAATTCTTATAAATAGATCAATGAAAGAAGAAACTATTTTAGAAGGGCAACATCATTTGTAATGAGAACAAATACAAAATCATTCAAAGATATCGATGTGATGTAGATGATGAAAGTTTAATTGATTTATAAAACATTGGTGAACCGACAGGGATTTGAACCCCGATTTTGCATCTTATGAGGATGGTACATTACCATTATGTTATCGGTTCAATATTAGTGCTATCTACGATTATGAATCCATAACCTTAACGACTTCAAGCATTGCCGTTTATTGGAGTCGTTAATAAGAATCAAACTTCTATCTAGAGATTACAAGTCAATTGTATTATCATTATACTATATCGACATAATGCTTTTATTTATATCAAATTCAATGTGATGAAATAAATTGTTTAATACTATTTGAATTCTCTTTTCTATATTGTTTAATTGATAGTTTAGATTCTATTTGATACTGTTTAATACTAATTGCATTTTCTTTTCTGTACTGTTTAATTTTATTAGCATCGTTTATTTTATATTGTTGAATATTAGATACAACATTATTTTTATACTGTTTAACTGTGTTATTCATATCAATCTTACACTGATTTATAATTTCTGCATTGTCTATTCTATATTGTTTAACTATAGATGTTTTTTCATTAAACAGCTTACGCTCTTTAGTGCAGAATTTACATATCAACATATACCCATCGGGTGTTTTTTTATTCTTTCTAAATTCAGTAATAGATTTATTGGTATCACAAGATTCGCAATGTTTTTCCATAATATTGTTCTTCATAATTATTAAGAAACCCCTACTATAATAGCAGGGGGTTTTGAATTTATCTACCGTTGGAGATAAATTCATTCATACTTTTAGCCTTTTCAATAATATCTAGTTCCGATGGATATGGTAGAAATCCTGGGTGTACAGGATATTTTATATCTCTTATTTGTTCTATTGTTATATTTGACAAACTTAGAACGCGTTCCAAAATATCTACTTCTAAATTATAATTTTGTATATCCTTCTCCCGGCTAGATTCCCAATCATTAGTTAAAATATCTTTAGCAAGTTTCAAAAGTTCTAATCTAAGTTCAAAAGGAGACATATCGGCCATATTAAATTCCTGTAGTGTGAGTAAAAGAGTCCAATAGTTTTAAGGATCTAGTAACCTATATTCTATTTAATTAATTTCAATCTATTTCTAATTTTATCTTGCATTTTTGGACAAGCGGTTTCAAGCATTTTTTCTAATCCTTTAATACCAATAGCGCCCAATCTCACTTTCCCACTTCTTGTCAATGTGGTGCTTTTAATCTTCTTTTTCACTGCTGCCATAATTTATATTCCTATTTTTTAACACTGAATCTAATTCAAAATTAGATATGAAAACCACAATAAAGATAATATCATTCCCCATTATGTATTGGTGATTCAATAGACAACTCTGATGTAGCACTCATTGTAGTAACTCTCTCATAAAAAGCAATAATAGCTATTGTACATATAAGCAACAATAATATTTTTTTCATGATATATCCAGTTTTTTAAACTATTAATTGTCATAGAACACTTGGTATTCTACGTTGTTTATTTAAACTATACAGTATATAGTATCAGAATTCATCATACTGCTCAAGGATACGTGCTAATTCTATATTATTGTTGATAAGTTTAGTCTTTGCGCATATTGTAGTTTTGTTATTGTGAACTGATGCATCTTCTACCACTAATCCACGTCCTAATAATTCAATTCTAGATAATCCGATCTTATCTCATCTAGAATTTCATCATATTCTTCCGCAAGCGCATCTTTAATGCTTTTCAATTGAATCAATCTTGTTAGGGCAATAGTATAATCTTTCATAATATATCCTTAAATTGAATTTTTAATATCAGTAAATGTGGATTTATTTAGTACATATTGTATAGCATTTTTATTTTGCGATATAGCTTTATTAATTATTCCAATATTAGGGTTTTTAACATATTGTAGATTACCCCCATTGGTCGCAACACCCAATAAACAAAGTTCTGGGGTTTGTACATTTACATATCTTAAGGCATCACCATTCTGTTTTATAGCAGCTAGACATATCTCGGGTGTTTGGTTCTTAACATATTGTAAAATTAATCCGTTTTTCATAACTGCCATTTTGCACAATTCAGGAGTTTGGTTCCTTACAAATTGCAACGAAAATGGGTTATGTTGGATTGCTATTTTACAATATTCATCACACTGTTCTGGTATATATAGTAAAGAAAAAGCATTTTGTACTAATGCAGTCTTGATTATATCATCTGTTTTATCTAACACATATTTCAATAAATCTCCATCATCAGTAACAGCCGCCAGTGAAATTGTTGGTGATTGTATATTTACATATTTAAAAGCCAAACTATTATGTTTAATAGCTGCCAAACACAATAACTCTGTCTGGATATTGACAAATAACAGCACAAAGCCGTTTTGTTTTACAGCAGTCATACACACCTCATCTGTTTGATTGATGACATATTGTAACGCATCACCATTCTGTTTTACAGCTGCTAGACATATTTCATCAGTTTGATTGATGACATATTGTAAAGATTCACCATTCTGTTTTACAGCTGCTAGACATATTTCATCAGTTTGAGTTTGTGCAAATCTAATATTATTTCCATTTTTTTTCACTAGATGTAATAATTCTTTTGAATCTTCAATCCCCCGATATACCATAAATGGCTCCATAATAAATTATTTATGTGATGCTTCCAATTCCAATTCTTGAAGTTCATCTTTATGTACTTTAATATTATCAATAACAGCTATTTCAGGATACTGTCCGAATAATGCAATTGTAATATCATCAAAGTAGTAAAAATATCCAATTGTGATTACAAGGATTACCTCATATAATGATATATATTTCATCTAAAATTCCTATTATTTAAAGTATATATTATACTGTATATAGTATGTGAAGTCAACTTTTAAATCAATTATACTGTAAAATATCAAGCTAGGCAAATCTCACTAAAATCGTGACGCTTCTCAAAAGTCAATACTCTGTCAAATTTATCAATTATATCATCAACATAGTGAGATATTACAATGCAATTATTCTGTTCATTTCCTGCATTTGTTATTAATTTTAACACATTGTCTGTTCCTGCAGAATCTAAACTTCCTGATAATATCTCATCCATAATCAGGAGGTTGGTGTTAGCAGAATTCTTCATTCTTGCTATTTCTCTAAACGTGAATAGTAACGCCAAATCAATCTTTATCTTTTCACCCTCGGAGAAGCTGGCATAAGTAAATTCATCCCGAAATCTTGATTTGATGGTTTCTGTAAAAGATTCATCTAGCTCAAATTGAATATGTAATTCCATAGCATTTAAGAACTTAGCTATAAGCTTATTTATAGTAGGAAGATATTCTCTAATTACAGATGTTTTAATTCCGGTGTCTTTTAGTAATAATGATGCAATATCTTCAATATTACGTTGCTCAAGCACCTCGGTTTTAACTGTAATATTGTTGACAGCACTAGCAGCAAGTAATTTAAGCTTCTCTCTCTCTGCTTTAATATTGCCCCGATCTCCCTTAGTATTAATAATATCTTTTTCTAGGCTTCTATTTTGTCTAATAAGGGTCTCTGCCGCGGATTTGGCAGAATAACTAGAGTTTTTAGCAGAAATGATAGTAGATTCTATCAATTTAATAGAAGCCATCCTAGTATTATAAATTTTTAAACTATCATCTAAGGTATCTATTTGAGCTTTATTTTGATCATATTCAACCTGCAACATATTTCGTATTGACGACTTATGTTCATGTGGTATTTGCTGTGAACACGATGGGCAATCGTCATTCTCATCAAAGAAGCTAAAAGTCTTTTCGATTAAAACATTACCGTGAGTCACAGTTTGTTTCATAGTATGTGTATGATCAATCTTATCAAGAACTTCTTTATTATCGCATATAGATAATTGATGCTGTTCAATATCATCAGTTAATAATTTTAAGGTATTGGCATTAGATACAATTTCTTTATGATTAGAATCTATTCTAGCTTGAATATTATCAATTTGTTCTTGCTTACCAGTCTCCATACTCTTAATAAGGGTTTGTTGATGATCAACTTTAGTCTTAGAAATATTAATATCATTATTGAGTACATCTAATTTTTGTTTAGATGCTTGAATTTGATCCTTCAGAATAGAATTCATGGTACTAAAGATTCTAATATCAAGAATATCTTCAATAACTTCTCTTCTATTTGCAGAAGACAATTGCATGAAAGGCACAAAAGACGCAGAGCCTAAAATTACTACTTGACAGAAAACTCTATATCCCATCCTCAGAATTTGTTGCTCTAGAACGGTTTGGTAATCTTTCAAAGCTGCATCTTGTGTAATAAGAATACCATTTTTCCAGATTTCAAATATGCTAGGCTTAATACCACGCTTAACCAAATATTCAGAACCACCCACATCAAATTCAATTTCAACTAAAAGGTTCTTTCCATTGATTGAATTGACTAATTGACCTTTATTGACATTTCTAAATGGTTTTCCAAATAACCCAAGTGTTAATGCATCTAATATTGTTGAATTATGAGATACCAAGCCATTGGCATAGAATTCATGTACATCCTCAACTTGAAGATCATATAGGTTTTCAGTATAATCTAATAGTGTAATTGATTCTATACCAACTGGAGTATCCATAGAAACTAAATTATCATTAATAGATAAATCTTTTGTCATAACCCATTTGTCATTAGATAACATTTGATGATTAGGGCTTGTCTTTATTGATACACCAGAAGTGATTTTAATTTCATACACTTTAGAATTATAGGCGGTTATATCAGCGGCTAAAATGGACTTATACCCAAATCGGGTATTAACTTTTATTTTACCGACATATTCTGGGTAAGCTTGATAGAATTTATAAACATTTTCAATTGTTGATTCCATAATATTTCTCAAAATAATTCATTATAAATGGGTAATATTCTTTTTTTTGATTTCATTATAATATAGATTCAAAAGTCTCTATATTATAATGAATGCTATGTTGTGTTG